TCTACCATGTTCATTCAGGGCATACCATTCTGCATTCAACATGATGAATTGACTTTTTGTTCGGTCGAAATAATATGCACCCTCATCAGAATCCCAGGTAGGTAAATGTTCATCCACTCCACCCGGTACTCCGTCGACCGGTACACCACCGGCCCAGGCATGTTGTTCCCCACCCAATGGTGCATCATCTGGTACTTTTATTTGCTCAAAGGGTGTGGCATTTAGAGTACCGAGAGAACCACTCACGGTAACAGTGCTTGGATCGGTAAAAGACCATCCGTAATCTCTTTCCAGTTTGTACCAGATACGAAGATTATCTGGTGCAATATCATTAGCTGGTGTATAGTTAGCACCAAAATCAAATGGATGAGTAGGTAATGTTGGTGGATAGTATTGTTTTGTCTTATCGACCCACAGTTGATATCTCTTCTCATCAAATTCCACAAGCTTCATAATCGCTGTGGTTTCTGTATCTGCGTCATTTGAGGCAAAGACATAGAGTTTGTCTTTGTACTTTGGATCATTCAATAGTTCATATGTACCAATAAGAGATAGATCATCTGTCGTAGATCCTTGTATGCGAGAATCCGGTACAGAGATTACACCGAACTCATCTCCATAGATGTAATTGATATAGTCATCTAGTTCATTTGAACTCTTGGGCCAATCTGTCAGACCATTTTTGAGTTGATCATTCGTGATAAAGAATGTCCAGTAATAATCAGGTGTGCCATACAATCGTTGGGATAATTGATCTGGTCTCTCACCATCATTGATCTCCGCGAATGAATATCCATAGATGTCATCAGCGATATCTTCGATCACATCGACATACCGAAAGATGTCCGTGAGGTCATTCTGAATACCATCAAGATTGGTATCGTACTTTAGTTTGGGGAATTGCTCGAAAAATGCCATGATTAGAATCTAAAGACATCCCTGACCTCGTTCTTCAGGGAGTCTAATTTTTTATTTACAGATTTCTTAAAATTGCCTTGTAGTGAATTAAGAAAACCAACCTTACCTCCACCGGTTCGATCTACATTATCTTTCTCCAATTCACTTATGTCATCTCGTGTCTGCACCTGAGTTTCTTGGAATGCAAGTGTGAGATCGACCTCCAATGGTGCATTATTTGTCCTCCAAGAGTTATTCGTGGAATTGAATGTCGTGCCCACATTATTCAGGTAACACTGACCAATCTTTGGAATGAATGGATTTTCTTTGGCACCGTTTTCTGGTGCTATCAAAAATCTGATTGTCCATAATGGTGGATATGACAGTGCAATTGCACCAATCCTTTTTGCATATGAATATCTACGAAATGCATTGTAGATATCCTTGACGATTATTGATTCTTGCTCAGATGTTGCGATCATCTTAAAGTTGAAACTAAAATTTCTCATACCGTTTCCGGTAAATCTTGTATTGATTCTGGGATCCATTATCGTCTTGGTCTCAAATTGAATTTCTTGACCAGCATCACCAGGGGCAGCAGCACCTAATGCAGCAGCTGCATCTGCTCCACTATAGTCTCCAAACCCCTTCTTCATTTGATCTTTCAATATATCGATATTACCACCTGTGATGGCATCTACTCCACCTGCCAATATATCACCTGCAGCACTGAGGGTATCACCCGTACCTGTCATCTTCTGAAGTAAAGTGCTAATCATATCTGCACTCCCGGTTTGATAATTTGCGGTATCAGAAAAAGAAATATTGCCAGGACAGGGAAAGAAAATATCAATATCACCAAAGGTTTCAGCCGCACCGAATGCTGACGTTTGTTGAGCATTGGCTACAGTTTGACCTAGATCTCGTGTTTCACCGTCTGTTTCTCCAGTTTTGTATGGCTTACATGAGAATTGTATCACTGGACGATCCGGTGGGATATTTGTTGGGAATTTACGAATTCTTGTTGCCATAATAGTGGTGGTAATAAATATCTTTGTCCTTATTTATATGGCATATTCAGGTAAATTCCGACCAAAGAATACGAAAAAGTACCGTGGTGATCCTACAAAGATCTTCTACCGATCTCTGTGGGAACGTCAGGCATTTCGTTGGTTGGATGATAACCCTGATGTCTTGGAGTGGAATAGTGAGGAGGTAGTGATTCCCTATCGATGCAAGACAGATGGGAAACCACACCGATACTTCATGGATCTGTATATTCGATTACACGATGGTCAGGTCTATCTTGTGGAGATTAAACCCAAGAGACAGACACAACCACCTCCACAACCCAAGAGACAGACCAAGAGGTATCTCACAGAGGTAATGACATATGCCAAGAATATTTCTAAGTGGGATGCAGCAAAAGATTATTGTGAGAATCGTGGGTGGATATTTCAGGTCTGGACAGAAGATACACTTAAAAAATTAGGTATTCGTATCCTGACCTGACCTATAAATAGAGAAAATGCCATCTTATCTCGAAAATCTAAAAAGAGAGGCGTCTCGTCAGGGACTTGAACCTCGAAGCAAGAAATCATTGGAGTGGTTTCGCCGGAGAGTACAGAATATCAAGAATGTCAACCGAAGACAATTGCTTGATGATGAGTTACTCCAGGAAAAAAACCGGACCGTATTGGGTAAGATGTACATGTTTCGGTATCAGGCAAAGCACAAGGATACCCTTCCATACTATGATAGATTCCCACTGATCTTTATGGTCGATCCTGCACCAAAAGGTTTCTATGGAATCAATCTGCATTACCTGCCACCTACGATTCGAGCAATATTCTTTGACAAGCTCTTGGATGTTGCGAATAATGATAAGTTTAATAGTAAGACGAAACTCAAGATCTCGTATGATATACTGAATGGCGTGACGAAATATAAAGAATTTCAACCATGCTTTAAGAGATACCTCACGGCATATATGAGATCAAAACCAATCTTTGTTCCCGCCAGTGAGTGGGAAGCGGTTCTCTTTCTACCATCTGATTCATTCATTGGTGCCAAGAGAGATTTTGTCTGGAGAGAATCACGTAAAATCATCAGAGGATAATAACCATGGCTCTTCTTACTCAACTTAAAAATATTGTCAATCCAAATACAATCGATGACTTCAAATCGTCGATTTCCAAACACGGTGGTCTTGCCAAGACAAATAGATTTGCCGTGATTATCACACCACCACAGCAGACACTCCTGAACCTGGATCTACAGGAGGTTGCGAGATCTGCCCTCAGTGGTACATTCTCCCTGGGTTCTCTGGTCAATGATCCACGAGATATGGCATTGCTGTGTGAATCGACCTCCCTTCCGGGCAGACAGATCACGACAGTAGATTATGCCTCGAATCAAGATTGGTTTACATCAAAGATTCCTTATGGGTATACCACAGATGATGTTTCGATGGTATTCACTCTATCGACAGATTATTATATGCGCAAGATTTTTGATCGTTGGCAGGCATCTATCGTGAGTCAAAAAGATTATCGTGTTAGCTATGAGAGCAAATATTATTCTGATGTCATAATTCAACAGCTCGACGAAAAGAATCTACCGACCTATGGTATCAAGCTTCGTAATGCATTTCCAGTCACGGTTCAATCTGTACCATTGGATAATAATGCCACGGATCAATACCAGAAATTATCAGTGACCTGGGCCTATGAAGATTTCGAGGAACAGGGATCACTTAAGACATTGATAAATGGTGTTAGAAATCAAGTTGTAGGTAGTCTACGACGTCTCATATAATAATCAGAAAATAATATTATGCCACTACCAGTATTAGAAACCCCCACATATGAATTGACAGTCCCCTCTACTAAGAAGAAGGTCAAGTTCCGTCCCTTCTTGGTCAAGGAAGAAAAGGTCCTGATGATTGCCCAAGAGACAAAGGATCAAAAGACAATCATCAATGCAATGAAGGAAATTATCAAGGCATGTACCTTCGATAAACTAGAGCCCGATACTCTCACGATGTATGATCTTGAATTCATCTTCCTGAAATTGAGAGCAAAGAGTGTGGGTGAGACAGTAGAATTGCAGCTACCATGCGAGGAGTGTGATAAACGCCATCCGATTGAGATCAATGTCGATAACATAAACATCAAATATCCAAAGAAGAAACTTGCCAGTACGATCAAATTGAATAATGAGGTTGGAGTGAATCTACGGCATGCTCAGATCAAAGATTTTGATTCATTTCAGACATCAGATGATGCCGCAATTACAGACGATATGATGTCGATTCTTCGTATTAGTATTGACTCTATTTTTGATAGTAACCAGACATACCATCACAGTGAGGTCACACCAAAAGAACTTGATACCTTTATTGAGTCATTGAGTCGTAAACAGGTCGACCAGATGGTTGAATACCTTGAGAATATTCCAAAGGTTCGGGAAGAGATTGATTTCAAATGTGATTCCTGTGGCAAAGAGAATATCCATATAATTGAAGGAACCGAAGCTTTTTTTGGATAAGCCTTTCCCATGATAGTCTAGAGAATTACTACAAAACGCAATTCTATATGGCTCAGAATCATAAATATAGTTTGAGTGAACTTGATAATATGATTCCATGGGAAAGGGAAATTTATGTGACATTGTTGATGAACCATCTTGAAGAAGAAGAGAAACGAATCAAGCAACAGCAATAATGGCCATACCAATTATTCAAAGAACGAAAGAATCCGCAATTGCAGTTAAAGATAGCGAAAAGCTGGAGCGAATTGCAACCGGAGTAGGGGTAATTAGTAGAGCCGTTGAGTTTGTTTCTGACCGACAACAAAAAGAGAACAAATTTATTCGTGATCAGTGGATGATGAGTAAAGGTCTGGCGACCTCACAGATGAATCTCACGAAGAAAGAGATACAGAGGTTTGAAGATGCTCAGAGAAAAGAGGCGGACAAAGATCTTCAGGAAAAAGAAGATAGGAGAGAACAGAAAGGACTATTTGAAAAGATCGCTAATTACCTACTGCAACAGAATAAAGGCAAGGTCTCTGATAAGAATCTAGCAAAAGCCAAGAAAAGTGGGTTTCTAAAATGGCTCTTCATTACCTTTGGTATTGCGGATCTTGCACTTATCATTACTGATACGATCGCAAGAGTCAAAAAAGGTGTTAATATATTCAAGGCGATATTTCAGTCAATCGGCAAGATCTTCGCCAAACCAATTGCATGGGTTAAGAATACCAGATTGTGGAAAGGTCTGACTGGTTTCTTTTCATCAATAGGAGACTTTTTCAGAAACCAGAAGAAAAAGGTCCTGAATGGGAAATGGGTTCAGAGTATTAAGAACTTCTTCAGTGGTATTGGCAATCTGCTTCGTGGAATCGGCGGTAGTATTAAAAAATCTAAGGCCTTTAATGTACTAAAGGGCCTCTTTGCACCTCAGGGTCCATTGGGTTTCATTGGTAATATTTTTCGTAAATTAAATGCCTCAGTTAGCGCAAAAGGTGGTATTGGTAAGATATTCAAAGGGATCTTGGATTTCATAATGAAATGGACCAGACGTCTCCGTCCATTATTTAAATCATTCAGGATGATTGGCTCTGTGTTGTTCAAATTCTTGGGATTTCCCATCACTCTTATCCTGGGCCTTATTGGTGGCATCAAGGGATTCATCAAGGGATTCAAAGAAGATGGTATCCTTGGTGGTATTAAGGGTGCATTCTGGGGTATGCTTGATAGTCTCGTAGGTTCACTCGTCGATGGTCTTTCATGGTTAGGTGGATGGATACTTGAAAAATTGGGATTTGAAGAACTTGGTAAGAAGATGCAGGAATTCAAGTTCATGGATTTCCTGAAGAATTTGCCAGAGACATTCACTCTGGTAAAAGATAAGGTCGTGGGTTTCTTCAAGGGTGCCTATGATTATGTTGTGGGTCTTTTTGGTGGTGGTGAAGGTGAAGAGAAGGAAGGCGGTAAAGGTATTTTACCAAAGATCGCCGATATGTTTTCTTTCGTGGGTCAGATCATATCATGGCCGTTTAAAAAGATCGGTGGTTTTTTCAAGGGTGCCTATGATTATGTTGTGGGTCTCTTTGGCGGCGGTGAAGGTGAAAAGACAGAAGAGAAGAAAGGCATACTCCCAAGCTTTTCTGATATGTTCAAATCCGTCCTCGATATCTTTACCACAATCCCAAAAAAGATTGGAGATTTCTTTAGTAGAGGAATAGACTGGGTTACTGAAAAGATAAAAGAGTTTGATATCATAGGGATGCTTTACGATTTCATCGATAATTCAGATATGCCAGATTTAGCGAAATCTACTTTTCGTAAAGCTCTCGGTGCTGTTGGTGTTAAAGATCCAAGAGAAGCCCGTCGGAAAGAAGAAAACGCCTTGAAGAAATCCATGGCCGAAGAGAATGAAAAAAAGCTTGAGGAAGAAATGAGGGTGCAAAGATTTAAATATGCATCTGATTCAAGGAAACATTTACGGAGTCTTGGTAAAAAGGTAGATGAAGAAGAAATCAAGCAAATGGTGGCCAATGCAGAGAGAATGGGTACCATTAGGGAAAGAGCAGAAGATAAGCTAAGAAAATCTGGCCAATTGGTTGAATATCAAGATCCAGATACCCTTATGGAGAGAATGCAGAAATTGGGTAGGGGACTTAAAGCGAGTGGTGTGATACAAGAAGATGCAGACAGATTTACCAGAATGAGTAATGCGCTTAAAAGTACTGATCTTGAAAAGAGACGAGCAGGATTACAGGAAATGAAAAAACTCGAGGCTGAAATGAAGATTCGACAAGAGAAACGTAGTGCTCCCGTAATCATTTCGCCAAGATCACAAACCACCGCATCTAATATTGATAACTCAACCCAAATCAACACAAGTGGCAGCAATCAAGATTCATTGAATAGCTTTCATAGGGCCTTTGCACCTAGCTAAAAAACCCTGTCCCGATTTCTCAGGACAGGGTTCGTGGAGTGAATCAGACTAACCCTGTGCCAACTTGGCAAAGTAGCTCAGAGTCTCATCATCATCTTCCTCTTGTTGCGCAACCTGCGGTTCCGGTGCACTCACAGGTTCAGGGGCTGGGGCAGACCTAGTAACCGGTGCGTCTGCAGTGTCACCCTGGTATGAATCTGCCAGAACCTCATCACCCAAGACCTCATGGAGTTTCTTGGAGAGTTCGGCATAGGTCTTGAAGGAACTTGGATCAGTGAACTCCTTCAGTGAGTGAAGTGAATCGTAAACCTTCTCAAGCCTACCTTCATCACCGCCATAGAGTTCGGAGACCGATTCAAACTCGGACTTGTCATAGTTTCGGTAACCCTCGAAGTTACGAATCTTGAGCTTGAAGTTTGCACCCATCCAGAAGTCGAATGGATTGACCGGTTTCTCATCTTGAAACTGCGGCTGCATCACATCCATGATCTTGTCCATGATCTTCTTACCATATTTGTACAGAAAGACCTTACCTTCATTCTCAGGATTCGCCGGATCACTCAGGACCAAGATGTTAGAGACATGATGAAGTCGGCGCTTACGAGCACGAGCAATCTCCTTGTCTTCTTCACGACCAGAGTTCCAGAGCTTGGAGTTGAGTTCACTGACCGGATCATTCTGCCCGACCGTAGTCAAACTCTTTTCGATATACCACCGACCAGTGGATCCCTTGAATCCATGATCCCAATAGCGAACCCATGGAAGATCTTCACCTTCTGGTGCCGGCAAGAATCGAATCACAGCGTAGCCATTACCCGCCTTGTCAACCTGTGGAGCCCAGAGTCGATCATCACGATAGCTGACCTTTGAGTT